ATCTTCTGCGTTCTCTTCAGGACATTCTACTTGGATTTCATCGTGCACCCAAACAACCTGTTGAACATCAGAATATTCTTTAACAGCTTTGTTAAACTCCACTAACCACTGCTTACAAACTAAAGCTCCTGAGCTTTGTAAAAGTGAATTGAGGGAAGCGTGGACTGAACGAATTTTAATTTGTCTTTTATCAAGACCAACTAAATATCCTCTTTCAGCCGCTTGTTGTACTTGTGATAATAACTTACTTAAAGCAGGAAGGTTATTTAAAAATCTTTCTCTTATCTTTTTAGCTTCCTTCATACTTTTACCAGTTACTAACGCAATCTTTTTTATTCCACCACCATATAAAAAGCAGTAGTAAAATCTTTTTGCAAGGTCTCTTGAATCTAAACCTGCTAATTCTTTTGTTTCTGTATGTATATCACCATTTAAAACAACTTTAGCATATTCTCCATCATCATATTTAGACATAAAATGAGCTAACATTCTTACTTCTAAACCTGATATATCTATGCCAACTAATTTTTTTCCTTTAGGTACAGTGAATAAACTTCTACATTCTTTACCATACGGAACTGTAACACTAGGAACTTGTCCTAAGTTAGGGTTTGTATGACTAGCACGAGCTGTTACTGTTGAATTAGTATTGCAAGTGCCGTGTATTCTACCATTTATTTCATTCTTTAACCAAGCCTGAGCACCAGTTGCTAATTGTCCTATTCTTTTATCTAATAAAAAGTGTTCACATAAAACTTTTGCTTCAGGATATGGAAGACTAGCTAAAACAGTTTCATCTAATTTTGGTTTACCATCATTAGTGTATTCTAAAGGTTTCCAATTATGTCGTTCCATTAGTCTATCTGCTATGTGATGTCTTGAACTAGGATTAAAAGTTACTGTCTTTTCTTTATAAAAAGTTTCACCTTTAATATATCCTCTAGTTTTATTATTAACTTTAGGTACGAATGGTGTACGTTCTAATTTAGGTGGAAACAGTTTTTGTAATTGTTCTTCTAATTCTAAACGTCTAGCATTTAATTTAGAATATAATTTAACTGCTTCATCTTTATTAAACATAAAACCATAACGCTCTTGTTTAAATATTAATGTTGCTACTTCGTGTTCTAACTCCATAGCCTGACAAGAGTAACCTTTACGTTCTATTGCTTTGTATAACGTATCAGTTACTTCAACATCTTGAATACAATAATCCAACATCGCAGGACTGTATTCTTTCCAGTCAGTATCAAAGACTTCCTTGTAGTTACCCACCCTATGCCCCCACGCTTTTAAGCTGTGTCGTCCTATACAATTAGTAGGGAAGTCTTGTCTTTTAAAATCTCGCTCCCTTACATCAGGGTAAAGTAAACGAGTTGCTACTATTGTATCAAAAACCTTTCCTTTAGGTTTAAAGTCGTAAAACTTTTCTAGGACGGGTATGTCAAATTTAATAATATTATGACCAATAATTAAATCCGCCTGTTCTAATTTCTTTATAGCTGTTTCATTATCTAGTTTTAGTATTTCGTTGGTGTCAATATCTTTTAAAATTATACAATGTATTTTAGTGCATTGGTCTAAAAAACCATCAGTCTCTATATCAAAACAATATTTCATTTTTTAAATTTACCTTTCATTAAATCTTCTATCTCTTGTTTATGTACTGATTTGTCATATTCTCTATCTGACTTTTCTGTATTCAATTCTTTTTTCAATTTTTCATTTTCTGTTTCAAGTTGCTGTCGCTTTTGCTTTTCCTCTCTCCACATTTCTAATGCTTTTTGATATTCTGACATATTATATTCTCTTCATACTTTTAATAACACTACGAGGATAAATGTTTCTATCCCCAAATTCTATCTCACCATTATCTGTAAAATAACTTGCAAACGAATAAACATAGTCAGTAGTTTTATCAAACAACCAACATTCAGTATGAACATCAGCACAAGTCATCTTAGCAAAATCATTTGCAGTAGCTAAAGTTGAATCACCAACAATATCTTCCCAAATAATTTTATATTTGTAATATTTTTTACCGCCTATTATAAGTGGCTCACTAGGTTTCTTTTTCATATTGTTTCTCCTAATAAAGCTACAGAACACCCTGTCATAATAATAAAAATACTTAATAATATTACTAATCCAATTATAAACCTAACTATCTCTCGTCTATAATACAAAGACCATATATCAAATTTTTCTTTTAGTTTTTTCATTGTAATGTATGTAGTTTAACTTCTACTCTCCACGCCGCATTTTCACCATTCAATGCCATTTGTAAAAGAGCATCTTCTAACAATAGAGCTGAACTTTCTCTTCCAACATCTAAGGTTACTGGTCGTTGATATTTTTTAGCTTTGCCTACGGCTTCCAAAACTAAAGCTGTCCATTGAATAGATTGTCTTTTGTGTTTACTAAAACTCATCAGACACATCTCCTTTAACTTCGCTTAAACAACCAGTCTTTAAATCATAATAAAGATTACAAGCCTTTCCAGTTTCACCTGAAAATCTGTTCTTTAATACATTTACTTGAGCAAGGTTATTGTTTGCTTGTAAATTTCTATTCATTGAAATAATTATATCGGATAGTTGAGCTATACTTTGACTTCCTCTCAAAGCATTTAAACCTACACTCTTACCATCTTCAAATCCTTTGTCTCCTTCAGACCTTCTTAAATGACTTACTAATATTAATCCTATACCAGTTTCTTCTACTAATGTTCTTAATTTAGAAACAGTATAATCAATTAGTTTTCTTTCATCACTTGTATTTTCATCACCAATAGATGATAGAGCCATATGTAAATGGTCTAATATTACAAAGTCTACGTTACACGCCTTCGCTAAATATCTTATCTTAGACAATAAGTTATCAGCAAGGGTACTACCAAAGTGGTTATATAGGTAAAACTTCCCATTACCAACAGTATGTTTAAAAGTTTTATTAAGGTCTGATTCATTTGTTCCTTCTCTTGTTAAATGTAAAGGTTTTTTCATAGACACTCCCATAATTCCAAGAGCACTACGTTTAATGCTTTCTTCTAAAGCAATATAACCTACGCTAAAGTCTTTTTCTAATAAATGTAATGCAACGTGCCTACAAAAAGAACTCTTACCTATTCCCGTTCCTGCTGTAATTGTTACTAACTCTCCTTTTCTTAATCCGTGTGTCTTAACATTTAAACACTCAAAAGGATATGGAACTGTAACATAAGTATCTTCTTTTTTAATTTCATTCCATAAGTCAGCACCTAAAACTATTCCATCAGGTCTATATGCTTTACTAGACCATATGCAATCTACTAATTCTCTAGTCTTACCTTCAACTAACATTTCATTAGCATCTTTTAAAGGAAGACTACATATCTTCGCTTTATTAGGTGAGAATAATTTAGCACATTCAATAGCTCCTTGTTTACCTTGTTCATCTTGGTCAAACATTAGAATTACTGAGTCAAATCCTTCAAGCCATTCTAGCTCTCTTTGAATATCTTTTTTAGCTCCTTGAGCTCCACTCTTTACACTTACTACTGGAAATTTATTTTGGTTGATACGAGAAACGCTAAGGCAATCTATCTCGCCTTCTGTAATTATTATCATCTTACCTTTATCTCTCCAAAGGTGCTGTCCGAATAAACCTGACTTCTTTGCGTCTCCTAACCATTGAAATGTTTTGTCAGGGTTTCTTAATTTTTGAGCAACTAAATTTTTATCTTTATCATAGTAATTAGCTATCTGAACTGGTCTTCCAAACCAAGCTCCCGTTTGATAATTAAATTTTCTTGCTGTATCTAAATCTATTTTTCTTTTTATTAAAGGTGCTACTGCTCCACTAATAAATTCACTACTTGTTTTTTCTTTTGCGGGTTGTGTCAAATCATTTCCTCTTGTTGTTGTATTACACGAGAAACAATAAGAGTGTCCATCATCATAGACGGAATTAGCGTCTGATGAGCCACAATTATTGCACGGCGTATGATATAAAAAGTTGCTTTCTTGTTTTTCCATAAAAATTTTCCTGTTAAATATTTACCCCTTGAGAGCTTTAGCCTCACAATTCCAATCATTTAAGATTTTCCGTTGAGTATTATATACTCCCTCAAGGGGCACAAACAAACTATCTCAGCAATTCACTTACGTTAAAATGCGGAGATAAGGAGTCAGTCATATCTCTATGACCAACTATCTTAACCTCTTTATAATCTTCTTTTAAATCACGAATTAACTCTAAAAGAGCTTCATATTGTTTAAAAGTAAAATTACAATCGGGCTTACCATCTACTGACTGTCCACCGATTAGACAGATACCAATAGAATTTTTATTTGACAATTTAACATTACTATCAACGTGAGCACCTGCGATTTGTATGTCTCTTCCATCTTGCACTTCACCTTCTCTAGTAATCACTTTGTGAAATGCACAAGAAAACAAACCTTCTTTTCTGTGCTGTATGTCAATATCCTTTACGTCAAAATTCTGTGTTGGATTAGTGTCTGAAGAATGAATAACAATATATTTAGTTTCTTTTCTGATGTTGCTCATTTACTCCATACTTTCTGATAATTTTTTTAAGAGCATTACGACAATGTTGTTCGTCCATATTATCTACATCAATCCATTCATCTTTTGATTCTGAATAGTATTGAACACTCTCTTGTTTATAAATTACTCTACCTATCATAACCACTCCTTCGGAACGTGCTTATCGGCATATTTATATCCATATCTTTCACACCACATTCCATAAGTTGTTTTTGATTTTTTACTTATCCTAGCTCTTGAATTAGAAAATATAAATCTAATATCTAAATTAGGGTATTGTTCCCTAATCAGTTTCATTTTCTGTCTATCTTGAGTGGTAAATAATCCTTTTGTTTCTATAAAAATTTTTTTCTTTGTTAAATGAAAATCAGGCGTATAGGTATGAACTTTTTGAGGCTTAGTATATTTCAACTTAGTCTTTTCAAATTCATACACTATACGATTATCTTTAAGCTCTTTCGCTATAGACTCTTCCAAGCCTGAACGAAAGCCGTATCTTAGTCCGACTTGTTTAGAAGTCAGCCTGAGTTTCCTGCGATACATTTTCTTCTGCCATAGCTTCAGGTTGTTCATAGCCATCTTTAACAGATTCAAAGCCATAACCTTTAGCGTTACTTGAGCCACCTTCAACTAGCTTAACTATTTGACAAGCTCTAAGTCTCATTGACACTCCTGCTCCTGCCATAGCAGTGTAATAAGGTATCAATTCTGCTGATACTTTCATTTCACTACCTGACCAAACATTTGCGTCAATCATAGGTTTACCCGCACTATCAAATAATGCAACTCTATTAGGTATAACCTTTCCATCTTTAGCTATAATTTTTGCCTTCGTCTTAAATTTAAAGATAATGTTTCC